TGTGCATTACAGATATTGCTGCAGCAGAGTTGTCGTTGATGAAGTTAGACAGTACATCGAAGCTATCAATCTGGTTCTCCATGATGTTGATCCGTAGGAGGCCAAGCTGTTCGAGCACCCACTCGATTGCATCCTCAGCAGGGAACATGATTAGTTCCCACTCATACGCCAGTGTTAACGCTAGGTCAGCCAAGATAACTGACTGCTCCCAGAACCGTTCCTCACCACTGAACTTCACACCATACTTCTCAGGGAACTTCTGAGTAGCCTCGGCAATCATAGCTTGGATACCCTCGGGGCCTATCGCTAGTAACTTCTTAATGAACTCTCTTCCTGCCATTCCGTAGTTAGCCATTAGGAACTCATACACCTTACGCCCACCATTACTATCCTTGGTGAATATCTTATGTGGCTCAACCGTAAGCTCAAGCAGTCTCATCATCTGAGCATCACTATCTAATCCGCTTGCAATAATCTTAGAATTGAATGACCTGTTGGTCGATAGCAGTACAGGCATTGCCCATGACTTAGCTTCACGTTCTTCTGCATACCTATTCAATCGTGCCTTGTCGCGACCTTGTGATACCCAGTAGATAAAGTCTGCTACATCTTTGTCCTGCATCAGTGTGACTTCATCAATCGTCATAGGCATGTGAGCATAGGTTCCCATCCTGCTGAACAATGTGTTCTGTGTGAACTTAGCAGCGAAGTGGAGCTTGTCTGGATTACCGTATAGGGATTGAATCCAATATTGTATGAGAGTCTTGCCCCCACCCGTGGGTCCATACAGAGATACTGTTAGCCCCTTGAGACCAGTAAAGGCATAGAAGACTGATGACAATCCAACTCCTAATGCGAACATATGCCATGGCATTTTCCCCCTACTTAATAACGATGTGTACTGTGTCCATGCTGATAGTGAACCTGATGTGGTATACATATCTGCAAGGGTATTGTTTGATGCGGTACTCGCAATAGATTCCTCGGTAACTTTCCCATCGGGTTGTCGGCGGTATAAAGTATTCCCGATAACAAACTGTGTGAAGTCATCCTTCCAACCCATGGATGCATATAGGTTTGTCATCGCCTGCTTCTGGCGCAGTTCATTCATGTATGATCTAAGCATAAGCTGAAACATCTCTGTCTGTCGTTTGTTGTACAACACAATACCTTGGTCAGCGATAGTAGCTGAGAACTCACGGGCTCCCTCTGCTAAGAATGCCTGACGTAGTATTAGTTCTTGCCAACCCATGTGTGGTCGGTTCCAGTGGTATCTCACCACTTCATATCCGAGGCCTTCATCCTTACCATAACTTACCGGGTAAATATCAAACGGACATACATCAATATCAACACCATCAATGATTACTTTAATACCCTGACTTGTGCGCTTGAAAGGTTTGGGTAGTGGGAGAATCTTTGTGTCTTCAAGTAGGGGCTCATCGACGGCCACTTCCTTAGCTTGGATACCCAACCGTGCAGGCGAACCTATCTTGTCCTTGTATGGACAACCCTTACATCCTGCTGGTCTTTTCTGTGCGAACTGGTCACACGTTGATGGGCCTGTGGAATTTTCTTTCCACTGATATAACTTCTTGAGTGTTCGTTCGGGGGTGAAGTCTGGGTGACCATCACTCCACTCAATCGCAATCTTCTCTGGTGCATGACAGAAAGCAGCAACACCTAGCATGTTGTACCAGAATGGTTCTTCTACATCTTGTGGGTTATCAGCACCCCATCCAATCTGTTTACATTTAATACGTACGGTTGGCCCATCAGAAGGTGCGAACTCTGTACCACTACCCATCGCATCGGTAAGTACAGATGTACGTTCCTTGATGTGCTCAGGTATATCGACTGGTACACCTAACCCTGCTGACTTAACTTCGGGTATTAGTTCACGAAGTGTATCCAATGAAACCGTTGGGGATTTCCTCAGTAGTCGAACTGGCTTACCCCCTTTCGGATTGATCGTACCTATGGGACGTAATACTCTGGATGCATCAGCTGTTATACCTGCATCAATCTGTACGCCATAATCTATTAGAGCCATCTTCATTGCGGTAGCAACAGGCTTCCACTCAGTTAGCCCGGCAGGTTCGTCGAGTACCCAGTATATGTGCAGCCCATTACCTGATGATACGATGGTTGGGTCTGGTAATTCATAATGCTTAATGAAATTAAGTAAGTCAGGCAGTGCTTCTTTAGGTGATGCATACGGTTTACCTTCACCGCAATCTAAGTCAACTGCTATTAGTTTTATCTCTGAAACATTAGTTTGTTTACGGGATGTCTTAGTCTTGAAAGCTGCTAATGCGTAGTACACATTCTGGCCATTAGCCGCAGCTTGTTGGACGAAGGTATCCAGTTCTTCTACTGTATCCGTATAGTGATGCCGGAAGAATGAGCCCTCATCAGTTGAAGCTAGAACTGCCCCAACATAGAACCCATCCTCTGGTAACACATACCGTAGGAAATCTACTGTATCCATGGAACCCCATTGGCGTGAGCCTTATTATTCTTCTGCATCTGCGTTGATTATCTGCACTACTAGCTCATCTAATTCTGCATAGCGTTCGTCAGGTGACATCGCAATTACGTGTGGTTGTGGCCATTTGTATTCGTTGAGAATAACAAGCATCAAGCGTAACGTACTACGGACTTTCGCATCGTTCTTTTTGCGAATTGGCTTGCCCTTAGCCCACCCGTGGTAAGTCATTCTAGTGACGCCCATCAACTCCGCCATATCCTTATTTCTCATAAGCATATGGCGGCGAAGGGACTCGACCTTTGTGAAATCGATTGGCTTAGCCATCGAAGTCATCACCTAACAATCCTTCGATCTCATCTGACAAGGACTGGGCGTCGTCCGAGATGGCATCTTCTGCTTTAGCAGTAGTGGAAGGTTTAACAGCACCTTTCGGTTTAGCAGCAGGTTTAGTAGCAGGTTTAGTAGCAGGCTTCGTCTTAGCAGGTGTAGCTTTCTTCTTACCAAAGCCTCCAGTTTTCGCTGGCTCTTCCTCTTCAACTTCTTCCTCTGGTTCAGCAGCTTTCTTAGGTGTAGCTTTCTTCTTACCAAAGCCTCCAGTTTTCACTGGCTCTTCCTCTTCCTCTACAACTTCTTCCTCTTCTTCAGGTATAGGTTCAGCAACACCCCGGTCCTCACCAGTTATACGAAGTACCTCCTCAGAACCATAGAGCAAAGCAACCTGCTCCATAACTTCTTCCTCAAGGAATCCACCAAACTGAAACACAAGTTTAGGGAACGATGCGTCAGGATCGAATGACACCAGTGTCTTACATACATCAACAGGAATACCACGAGAAGAAAGTTCCTTCTGGTATTTGTTAAGGTTCTTCAATGCTGCTGGCGTTACCTCAAGCAAATAGATTGTACCCTCTGGATCATCAGCAGGTACGATAGCCAATCGCTTCTTATCAGCACACGCCTTCAGCTCCTTGTCATCCACAATCTTACTACCCCATGCATTGTTAGGGCAGGTAGCACATGCGTCGTTCACAGGGTTCTGCACAGAGTTGTCAGGTCTGATGCCATCGAGTGAGTAACAATCAGGTGCTTCAGCATCTGCATCTGCACTCCATGTACCGCTATAAAATACCTTAGATATTTTAGGGTTGGCACCTACAACGATGGTGTTCAGCGTGATGTCATCAAGCAGTATCTCTTCACCGTCCTCTTGGATACGGAAGCGTGAAGCTTTGATACCAATCTTAGGTACAGCTTCACCAGAAGAAATACCACCCGCCATAGCTGCGGCCAGTGCTGATGGTTGGTTTACCCTACTCGCAATGTGAGCAGGAAGTTGAATGTTTTTAGGTATAAGTTCAGAACCCATAGTTAATCTCCGTTAGTTTATAAATTACTTCTTAGTTTTAGTGGTGGGCACTCGGACTTGTATGTCCTTACGCAACCCATACGACACGCCAGGTGGTGGCATCTTGTTTTCTTCGATGTACTCCCTAACAGCAGTTTTGTTTACCTTCTTCGTCATAAACTCAAAGGCGTCCTCTTTGGCAACGAATGCTATCACAGCATCCCAGTCATCCACACTGGCATAATCCGTCTCTTTTATAAAAGCGGTGCCGTGTTCCGTTTTAAAACTATCGACACCCTGCTCTGAGCATTCCGTCATTAGGAAGTGTTCGAGCTTAGTCATTAGGGCATCAATTTTCTTGGTCTTTTCTTTGACCACGTTTTCAATCTCCGATTTTTTACGTCGTAGTTCCACGTAGCTATTAATCGCTTGGTCGACCGTCATCTTCTCAGCCATTAGTGTGTCTCCTTTTGTATTAAGTCGAGTAGAAGTCCTTGTAATCTTTGTTTGTTTTCAAGGCGCTTA